AGCCTTCTTGCTGTAGTCCCACAACTTATAGTATGCATCGCACAAAGGACACTTCTCGTTGTGTACCTTACGGCAATGGAAGTTCTTTACATTCTGACCTTCGCCAATACGGTGAATCTTGGTTTCTGCATAGAACCACCGATCATCTCCGTCCTTCGAAGGAAGGATACGAAGCGTAGTAGTGCCCTCCTCCAATTGCACGAAGTTCTTGAGGAAGTCCTGACCACCAGCGGCAACGCCGCCCTGCATCTGCTCATGCTTCTTGCGAAGCGCGTCCAAATCTACTTTTGCCATGTTATGTCTCCGTTAGTTATTGTAGAGTTTCGTTTCTGCTCTTTGGTTACTAGACAGTTGAATTAGCATATCCTTCTTTTGGTCGAGAGCAGTCACTAGCGACTTCAAGAGGGAATACCGTGTCGTAAGGTTGTTATAGTCCTGCTTAAGCGCAGAAATATCTGCGTCTGCTGTTACGATAGCCTCCAAGTTCTTGTCAGTTATCTTTTTATCGGAGCTATCCACAGCAGCCAGCCGGACTTGCGCGGACTTTTGTTCTATTTGTATTTCCATTTGGTCCATGCGTTGCTTTGCGATGACCATTGCACCAGAATAGTAAGAATAAATAGATGCCTGCTTCTTGAGTTCCTCATCTATTGAAAACTTATCTATCTTGGTTAGACGGTCGCACAAATCAATGTAGACCTCTAGATTGATCTTGTCTGCTACTTCTTGTATTAGTTCAGCTTTCATTTGGGGCTACCAGAATCTTAAACAGTTTAGGGTTCAAGTTCATTAATAATAAGAAACCTCGGCTTATGTTTGTTGCTAGTTCTTCGTTGACAGGATTGAATTCCTTGTCATCATCAGGATTAGTGTATCCTACTATTTCTAGCAGGACATGAGTCATCTCATGCAGAATAACTTCCCTGAAATACTCTGAGTCTATCCGATCATCAACATATATCATATATGTATTTAAATTGGTGTACCCAGCACAGGCATCAGGATCACAAGGAATGTCGGATGTAAACCTAAATTCAAACTTAGCCCACCCAGCATCTAAGTGAGTTATTCCAGCGTCAATAATTTGTTCCCGTAAGTGTTTACGCGCCCTCTTCATTTTGCAATGCCACCCCCTCTGTCATCCTTAGAGTATTATAGTCAATGTCCATCGGGACAACAAATCCCTTACGGGCGTTACGCGACTTAATCACATACACCCTGATTTGACCCTCGTCATACTCCTCCTCGTTTTGATTAAGGCTGACTACGAAATCACATGGGCGAACCTTACCATAACTGTCTGCCATCTCAGCATCAGTGATAATTTCAGCCCGTCTGCCTGCGCGATTAGTTTGTGTAGCGGTCCAAACTAGCAGATTATGTTCTACAGCAAGTCCACGAAGTTCTTGGGCAATCCGCTCCTGTGCTTGATATTCAGGCATGCCCTCAGTAACAGGGCGTAATAGCTCAAGATAGTCAACGATCAGGACATCAGGAACAAAACCTTCATAGTTGCGTAGCTGGTTAAGCAATGCTCGGATATTATTCACATTCGCCCTGCCCGTGGGGAATTCCTTGATTACCAGTTTACCATCAGGGAACTCCTGCCGGAAGATGTCCAAACGCTCCTTGACCTCGTTCGTGTAATCCTTGAGTCGGGACTGGGGCAAAAGCGTCATTGCCGAGTCGAATCGCTGCGCGATACGGTCCTCACTCATCTCCAAAGACACATAAAGCACCTTGCGATTCTCCATCAAAGAGGTAACCCCTTGATTCACAAGATACAAAGACTTACCTACGCCAGCAGGAGCCACAACCATGCATAGTTCCTTACGCATCGCCCCACCTTCCATGTTGCGATTAAGCGTGCGTAGAACAGTCTTGAATGTATCCTTGCGCTGGGAATTGTAGGTTCTGTCCCACCTCTCGTTTAAATCATCAAAATAGACTTGACCATTGTCTACATTACGAGAGATCATCAATGCTTGACGCACACGATCTTCTACTTCGCCAAACTTGTCTTCCTTGATTAGGGTTAGCGAATCGACAATCGCGCCCTTCATGGCCTCCCTCTTGGCAAAGTTTTCGATCAGGTCAAGATAATACTGTTGATGCCCAATCGACTGGACATCCAGCTTGTTGATAAACTCAAGCTCGTCGGAGTAATCCGATAGGTCTTGGGTTGGCCGCTTATGCTTCTTGGCCTCCTCAACAATCAAATCGTCAGTAGGAATCTGCTTATACTTCTCGTAATAGTCAGTTACGATAGTATAAATCTGATTGTGGATCGGGGACTCAAAGTAATCTGGCTTGACAAGGTTAACTATTTCTAGATAGAAATCCCTGTTAGACTTAACCAGATAGAGGATACCCCGTTGGATCGATTCAGCGAATTGATACATTATTTCTTCTTCTTGTTAGCAAGCTTGGTCTTGAGATTGTTTACGGAATCGGCAAATTTCTGCTCAGATGCTTTTTGCTTTCGCACTTCTGAATCAGACATTTTCCGAAGGACACCTTTTTTAGTTAGTTCCCCTACATTAGGTTTGTATTTAACATACGGGGAAGTAGCTTGATCGACATCTAATCTGTCCTTGGAGTCCTGTATTGCCTCATTATAGAAATTCATGACATTAGATTTGCCTATCTTAGCCACTTTACCCGATACTTTTATTGCTGCGACAGAAAATAATCTAGATGCTTTTTTTCCGCAAGTTACGCACTTTCTAGTTTTTGGCATCTTTTTGGGAACACTTTGATATATGTGATCAAAGACCTCCCCACAATTGTTACAGCCAAATTCGTATGTTGGCATATCAGGCTCCGCACTCCCCACCATTAAGTGAGCACGCACCACCATCAGCCATGCCAATTTCTACATTTCGGTCACCAACATACTTAGCAATATTCTCAGGAGTCATTGGTACTGCTTCCAGAGGCTCATTGCCCTTTGACCCAGCGCGATAAATTGTCAGACCCTTTAGATATTCAACATAATCCAAGGCAACACTACTTAGATCTTCTGCTTGCGCTTCCTTGGGTAGATTGATTGTCTTGCTGATGGACGAGTCAATATACTTCTGCCATGCAGCCTGTACAGCAAGATGTTGCTCGGGGGATACATCGTATGCTCCTACGAATCCTTCGATTGATTTTCCGGAATCGAAATATTCCCGCAATAGCGGATCCACGACAACAACTTCCTTCCAAACATTTGCATCCCGGTATCTACGAATGTAAATAGGAGCAAACATAGGTTCGATACCGCTAGACACACCCCAAAGCATAGAGATAGTACCAGTAGGAGGAATAGTAAGCATAACCGCATTACGAATTCCGTGCTCCTTGATAAGAAGTCGTATACGAGCAGGAAGAGTTCTAGCAAATCCTTCATCTAAATATTTCTTTCTATCAAATGCGGGGAACGCTCCCTTGTCTCTGGCAAGGTAGGTGGACTTAATATACGCAATGTCCCGCATAGCCATTGCAATACGCTCTGTCAATTCAATGCATTTTTCGCTGCCATAACGGATTCCCAGCTTGATGAGCATATAGTGATAGCCCAGCACACCTAGACCAATACGACGAGAACGATGGCCTACTTCACGGCATTCTGGTGTTGGGAAGTAATTTACTTCTAGAATATTATCTAGGAACTGAATGCCTGTACGGACAGTCTGAGCAAACTTCTTCCAGTCAAACTCGCCATCCACAACCATGTTAGCTAGGTTGATATTACCTAGGCAGCAGTTACCGTAGTTAGGGAGTGGGATCTCTCCACAGGGGTTGGTCGAACGCATCTCCTCAAAGTAAGACACATTCGTATGGCGGTTCGCTAGATCTAGATTAAAAATACCCGGATCACCAGACTGGACAGAGTTGAGCCAGATCATATCCCATAGCTCACGAGCCTTGATGGGCTTGATTTCTGCACTGGTAAAATCGTCAGTAAAGTGAACTTTATAGTGCTCCCGTGCGCGAGCAACAGCATCTTCAGCCGAGTTAGCTACAACTTCAATAGAGGCTGGAGATGGGTGAGCTTCATTAACACGAGTTACCGTGTAGATGTGGTACTTACGATTAGCAAAAGTAAAGTACCAATCTTCATTATTCTTGCATGCCTCGATAAAACGATCTGTAATACCAACCGAAATATTGAAGTTGTTAAGCTCCTTCATATCAAGCTTAACATGGAGGAACTCCAAAAGATCGGGGTGAGTTACATTTAAGATTGCAATCAAGGCTGTGCGACGATTCTTCCCCGCACGGACATGATTGCCGATCTCGTTGATCATCCGCATCACCGATACAGAACCGGGAGCGGAATTCTTCTGCTGTTGGATATGGTCACCCTTAGGACGGATATCGGAGAAGTTGAACCCGATACCACCGCCAGCGCAGGAGATCTTGTACATATCCTGAATGGTCTTGCCAATCGACTCAACCGAATCTTGCGGGTTGATGACATAGCAATTCAAAAGGTTCTGGCGACCAGCATTGCGACCAGAGCCGTAGATGATTCGACCACCGGGAACTAAGTCGCCGGACGAGAGGGCTTCGTAGAACTTTTGCTCAACTCTTTCCTTATCTTCATCACGCTCTGCGCCAGCAGCAGTCTTTGCGATAACTCTCGCACGCTCGGCCCAATTTTTTTCTCCGGGGTATGCATAACGCTTTTCAAATATCTCCTGTCCTAATCCTGTTAACTTAGCTACTGACATTTTGTTTTCTCCTTGCTTTGTCCTTTTTATTGATGGTCGATACACCATTACGCTTGGTGACAGTAATAATAGTTGGTGTATCGATTAAATTTTTAAGGTCGTTATTGTGCGTAATTATAAATAAAGTCTTGCTTTTCTTCAAATTCTGCAATAGTATGTATAGACCTTGCAGAGATTCCGTGTCAAGACTTTCAGCGATTTCGTCAAAAAAGATGATATTCGATAAGTCCTTGTCAGTTAAGGTCAAAAGACTTTGAAGACCCAACAGGACTGCGATATTGATCTTTTTAACTTCCCCACCGGACAAAGAATCAAACTTAGTTTCCTTGTTACCGATGTATACTGTCTCTTCTAGCATCTCATTAAACTTAATTCGGTATTTACCTCCAGTTAAATGAGTTAGATATTCGTTGCAGCTATCGTTGAAGTAATCAATAATATTCTTAATGATGTACTTAACTAAGCCTTGTTCTGAGAATGCAACTTCCCAGAACTTCATCACTTCATGTCTCTTGGTTACATCAACTCGCTTAGAAGATAAACTCTTTAAGTTATCCTCATGAGTTTTACGATTCTCTAACAAATGCTCTTTCTTGGCTAGAAGTTCCTTCCATTCCACGATCAACTTGTACTTGGACGATGGGATAGGAATTAAAGATCTTTGCGCTTCAATCTCCTTCTCCTTCCAAGCAATCGTGTTACTTCTCTTAGCTGTCTTGGCATCAATCAACTTAATATCTTCGGTTAACTTATTGATCTTATCTGTGGTGTCGATCTTGTTAGTGCTTCCGCATTCCTTACAGACAACAGGCTTGCCCTTATTCTTAGTAAGGGTATCAAGCTCTTTTAATTTGGCTTGAAGCTCATTGTCTGACCACTTCTGCTCACGGTACAGGCCCTGAAGAAGGTCTTGATCAGCTTTGATCTTTTCCTCCAGATTTAAGATATCGTCTAACGAATATTTGGTGAGCATCTCTTCTGTAACACCATTAGTGGTTAGGAAGGTAGCTTCGCCAGATTCGATCTCTATAATCTTATTTGTGGCCTTATTGATCATCATCGCGTACTCAGCGGACAATGCGTCAATGGTCTTTATTTCCGTAGAGTAAACACTCTTTTTGCTCTTGATGACTTCCCGCTTGTTAAATAGGTCATCCAAGTTAAGGAAGTTTTTAATTATTGTTCGCTTCTCTTCAGGTGTGGCAGATACAAAATCTAGGCTGTTATTCTGCCCAAACACCATGCTAGCCAAGAATAACTTGTAGTTAGTGTTCAGGTACTTCTCAATCGCTTCCTGTGTAGCAGACACAGACTCTTTTGTCCAGTTACTGTTACCTACCCAGAACTCTAGGAAGGTAGGTCTACGAGTTCGTATGATCCGTATATTGTCGTTTATGGTTAGCTCGACTTGGCAATTTTTACGGTTGCCAAAGTTAACCATGGCTTCTTCAGTGGACTTGCGGATAGTTTTGCCAAAAAGACCCCAAACGACAGCTTCGATCATGGAACTTTTACCAGATCCGTTACTGCCGCCTGTGTCTTTATTCTTGCCTTCGATTAGGACAAGACCAGAGTACTCATCGAAATTTAACTCTGAGTCTTGGAAGCTATAGAAATTGTTTATCTTTACTTTATTGATCTTCATTCAGTTCTTTGAGGCCAGCTAGCAGGTCAGCCTTGGTTAATTGGGTAGGGCTGCTATCGATGTAGTCCTCTATGATAGCCTCGTTGATAGTAAACAATTGTCTGTCTGGGCGATAATAGCTTTGTTCTGCCTTGGTATCGGTGATAGTATTGAACCGTAGGTCTACCCAATTAATCAAAGGGTAGTTAGTTTTTATTTGGGACATGATATCCAAATCACTAACTTCCTTTAGCGGGTTCATCATTACCCGAACAAGGTTAAAGTTTTCCTTCTCTAGCTTTAGTTTGTGGAGGTCTTCAATCTTGCACACATGATGCCTTGGGCCTCCTACAGCAGGTACAGCCTCCCACGAAGCTTTCCTACCATTGTGCTTGTAATAAACCACATAGTTTGGTTTACCAGCTTCTTGGAACGAAGTCGTGTAAGGAGTGCCTACTACGACCACTTTATCTGTTGCTGAATAGTGATGAATGTGTCCAAGAAAAGTAAGGTTATTAAAGCACTCAAGAGGAATACGGAAGTCATTATCGCCAGCACTGTTAAGACTACCATGGTAGCCAAAGTGACCAAAAACAGTGGTCCTTTTATACTTAATGCTAGCAAGATGTTTTTTAATAGTCTCTTCATTTTCATAGTGTGGGATTATTGCTTTTGTACCTTTGTTGTCTTCATCATTGTGGAAATAATTGAATATTTTAACCCCAGCACCATCAAATAGGGATAATGCAGTAATCCCATCATCGGCTTTTGATACTGCATCGTGATTTCCTTCAATGATATAAACACCATACCCCCACGAAGTAATTTTATCTAGTAGATTCTTAAGCGCAAGCATTACCTTAACACTTGGATTGCGCTTATCAAACACATCCCCCAATAACATTACTTCAAGCTGATCATATGTATCGTGTATCGCAGCTTGCTTAATTGTGTCCTCAATAAACTTACATTGAGATTCTAAGTATCCGGGGACATCATCTCTAAGATGTAGGTCACCAATGATTAACATTTGAGGATCACGCATCTGCTTCGCCTCCGATCAAAGCTGACTTGTTTATCCCCATGCGATTTAGATCAGAGCAGATCAACGAATACACTGCATCTGCGGCCCTCTGAATCTCAAACTGCGCGTCAGGCTGCATACGCTGAGTTAAGAAATGGATTACTCCCTGCAAGCTAACCGTCCAGTATGCCTCTGTGTAAATGTTCTGAGGTAACATCATACGAGCAATCTCTTTGGCTATGCCAGCTTCGATCCGTTCTTCATATGCCTTGTATGCACGCTCGCACTCCTCAAACATCTTCATTTTAGCCTCGGAATGATTAAAGTCTTCTCCCAAGACTATGGATGCTTGCTTATTGCCGTGAGGGGGATTGGCTCTCATCATGCTAGGGATATAGAACTCTGGCTTGAATGGAGCGTATCTACCACTAATCTCATTCCAGCTACATCCCTTGTCCGTATCGTACATTAAATCAAACATCTCTACCGATACTGGGTCACCATCAATTTCGTACTTACGCCATGTACTTCCTACTTGGTACTTGACCCATTGGCGTAATGTAAACAAAGGCACCTTCACATGAAAAGTATAATAAGTATGCCGGAACGGAGATGTGTGCTGATTGGATAGCAGGAATCGAATCAAATTCGTATCCTTGTCATCAAGTAAATACTTGGACTTGGAGTAACTGATTCGTGCAGAATTAACTACTTTGAGTGCAGCATCGTTCTTCATTCTATCCACGATAGAAATAAAGCCAATACCATCGTTTAAGTAATAATGCCTATTGGGGTTTTCAGCAGACTGGAACATTTTTAACCTCCTTAATGTTGGACACACCACCACTCTTGTTATACTTAACTTCTACTCCACCACCAAAAGAAGTTCCTACCTCTACTTCGATAGCCATAGGAACAGCACAGTCGAATCCCATGCTCTCGCGGAGATAAGGGTACTGAGTCATCTTATGGTTTACAATCATCAATGCTTCATCGATCTCGTCCTTAGGTGCGATTACCTCAATTGAGTCGTGAACGCTGGCTACGACCCGAGAGAACATGCCCTGATTTCTAAACTCCTGCGCAATGTCTAGCAGGGCAAATGCGGTGATCTCGGACGCAGAACTCTGAATGATGAAGTTCACGCCCTGACGCTCACAACGAGAGCGGATCTTGGGAATAGGAGAACGAATGTTATCTAGGTTACGCCTGCGTCCGAAGATACTCTTGGCGTACTTGTTTTTATTGATGAACTCCTTGACCTCATCCATCCACTTGAATACACCGGGATAGACATTGCCATAGGTGTCAATGATTTCTTTGGCTTCGTCGATCTCGATATTGACTGTCTTACTGAGCTTAAATTCGCTACCACCATAAACAATCAAGAACGAAACTGACTTGGCAATCTGGCGTTCCTCTGGAGTGATCTGGTCAATGGGCTTCTTCCAAATCAGGGAAGCTGTATACTTGTGCAAGTCCTGCCCAGAGAAAAACGCCTGAATCAAGTTCTTGTCCTTGCACACATGGGCTAAGATACGAAGTTCCATCGCTGAGTAGTCGGCAGCGATAAAGTAATGATCAGGAGGAGCTACGAACAGACTGCGGATATTGGGATCCTTGGTCCGGGGCAAAGTGTGGAACGACACACCCATATTCTCCTTAGCAGAATATGCAGCACAGGACAAACGCCCCGTTACTGTGCCATCGAATCGGAAGTCGTAGTATACCTTGTTTTGACCGTTGTAATTGATGGCCTTCGATACACCATCAATGTAGGTAGACTGCAACTTCTCTAAGCCACGCAACTCCTGCAAGCGCAACAGGAAATCACGCGCTCGTTCTAGCCTATCGGTGTCAACCCCCGAAATAACGCTTTTACTGACGGCGATAGGATCATTTCTCATCTCGACTCCAACTCTTCTTCTATTTGTTCTAGCAAGGTTTCTATGCACTCAGAATTGACTGAGGGCTTACCCTTGGCTGTGTTCACGGGAGGATACAGATTGAATCCTGTATCGTTGGTAAAAAGTATGTCAACAAGATCCGCAGAGGAGTTCATGTTGGCATCCGCAGGGACTTCCATTATAGAATGAATCTGGTCTTTTTTGGACTGGATTTTCGATTCCAGATCAGTGTTCAGATTACCCAGCGTATTGGTATCCACTTCTAGCCCATGATACTCGATCTGAGCGAAGACGGGAGTCATCGGAGCAATCAGAGTATCATACAGGTGATGAAGCTCCAGATCCTTTAGCTGCCCCTCTAGCAGTTCGAAGATTCGCAGGGTAAAGAACGCATCCTGAGCGTTGCCCTCGGCTAGATCAGCCAAGGACATTTCTGCCCAATTCTGCTTCTTCGGGTCTTTTACGGTTAACATCAGAACTCCTTCAGATACTCAGGGAAATATTGTTTGACCAAATCCATCAAGCTCTTGGGGGCATCTTCGCGGATAAAGTGAGACATTAGCTTGGTGTCCCACACATTAACGAACTTGATACCCTGCCCATACAAGAACTTGAGATCAAACTTGGCGTTCTGTAGAATTTTCTTGTTCCTAGGGTTGGAAAAGATGGTATTCAGCATAATAGCCACAAGATTGCGCTCATGTTCTGAGAAAGTGGATTCCTTGTGGATGTAGGGGATAATGTATTGCTTGTACCCATCCTCCTCTTTGCAGGAGATGGCAATGGTCATGATGGAGTCCTTTTTAAAGTCTAGACCTGTGGTTTCAATATCGACGGAAATATTCTTATCGGTAGCCATCAGATGAGATATCAGGTCAAGATCTTCCATCGTCATGATTAACTCATAAGTGACATGGATTCCCGAGTCCTTCTTAAGGATGTACTTATTATATCCATTACGGATATCCTGCTGGAATAGTGTTACCAGCTTAGGCTCCATGAAGACTGCGGACGGATGCAGAATCGGGATGACTGGAATACCCTTGTACTCAAAGCTCTTGCCGCGCTTGTTTGTGATGCCAGACTTCTTGAGGAGCATCTTCATGGATAGATTGCCGCAAGTAAAGATAAGTTTGGGCTTTACCTTGTCCACGGTAGCTTCTAAGTGCTTACGGCAAGTCTCCATGTTGGTAGGAGACATATCGTCTTCCTTAACCTCAGGACATTTAATCGCTGCTGATACCGTGTACTTTTTAATTATCGGCCTGACATACTGATTAAAGATCTTCTGCTCGGAGTCGGATAAAGTGTCCACCCCGAAGCCATCCGAACGGAACGAGTCCATAAGGAATAAAACCTCAGTCGGCTCAAGCTTCTCGTAATCCATATGGGCATGGATAACCTTGGGCTTCTCTAGGATGGAACACCCCGTGCAGCCCGGATTTGTACAGTTTTTCCTATTTCGATAAAGATCTAAGAGGTCAGCCATGATTTAGTTACCTATTATAGGGTATGACCAAGTATTATTTAGACAACCGTAGGTTTGAGGAGTTGATAGTATTATACCTCAAACACGATAAAAAAAACAAGAAGCTTAAAAAGCCTAAACCTAATCCTTACGAAGATGAGTTAATGGCACTATTCGATATTTTAATTTCCACAATACTGGAATCATTTAAATTCGACATAGATTCTGACGATGCCAAACAGGAATGTTTTTTATTAGTAATTAAAAAACTTAAAAATTTTGATGCGAATAATGGAAGCGCGTTTAATTACTTTACAACAGTTATTTTAAATAACCTGAGGTTAGTATACAGCAAGGGCAAGAAGTATGATAAAAAAATTGCGAACCTCTTTGAGATTCGCAAAAATTCATTAGAGAATATCAAAATTCCAAAGGATTCTAGAGGGTAAAGATTCCCTGAACACTTTATATTCCCTAATTCGATTATCCTTCTGGTAGAAGTAACAGCGGAACGGATGTACAAGGAAGCATTCTATCAGAAGCCGTGAATAGTTCAGGGGCTTCGAACGAATCAACGAGTAAAACCGTAGTTATTTTTTCCTGTATTTGCAACCCTTCTTTTTCTGCCAACTGCTTGGCTCGATTCGCCTTAAACAACTCTCGCTCGATTAAAGTAGAACGAGGATCGAAAGGAGAGCTGTAAAGGATAGCAAAGTCTTGCTTTTCTCTTTGCAGAGTCCGAATGGATTTAAACAGGTGATTTTGATTTTTTATTTGTATGAATTCCATCACTGCTTGTCATCAGCAATAGTCACGGAGCCTTCGGATGTTGGTTGATCGACAGATTCTAGCTCTGCCTTCAGCTTTGCAAATTCTTCTGGATTCTTTTCCTTGTAGCTATCCATAGCAGCAGCAAAATCCTGTTGCAGTGATTGGACACCTTTGTAGAATAAAAACTTCACAAAAGAATCCTCATCCATCTGCTCTGGCTTTACCAGCTTGCAGAAGTTCATAAAGCCTTCAGCTTCATCCTTGTTAAATTTTAATGTTACTTTCATTCTACCTGCCTTGTGGCCTTTCTGTTTAACTTCTATTTTTCCTTTGGATTTCGTTAACGAAACCATTATGTTTTTAGATGATTCAATTCGCTTTGCGGACTTAGCATCTAATTCTTGGATTGGGTTAGGTAAGCTTGTTTCCATTTTGGAAACCTCCTGCTCTATAATAGTCGAGAAGGATAAGGAAATATGCAAGACGAATACGACCTCAGCAAATTAGTTAAAAATAAAAAGAAGCGTCTTAATAGCAAGAACAAGGGTAATACCTTTCAGCGCAAGGTGGCCCAAATATTTAATGAACACTTTAAAACGGAAGAGTTCGCGCCTACGCCGGGGTCGGGGGCCTTCGCCACCACGCACAGCCTACCTAAGCATCTTCAGATCTATGGCGACCTAATCACACCACAAAACTTTTGTTTTGTACTAGAGTGCAAGAAAGGGTACAATGGAGAAAATATAGGATCCACATTCAGTAAAAAGTCCTTGATTACAGAAGCCTTACAACAGGCAGACCGAGATGCCAAACAATGTGCTAAGATCCCAATGGTAATATTCCAACAAGATAGAAAAGACATCTTGTGCATTATCCCTTACAGAAAATTTCACAGTCCTTTTTTAAATCGTTTAAGCTATTATGTATCATTAAAAAATGAATACTTAATAGTAAAACTAAAAGAACTACTAGATCTATATCCGCAAGAAGCTATATTCTGGTTAATGAGTCACTATTGATATTTAGATAATAATTTTTCTAGTAATTGTTTTTGGCCCATGAGGAAGTTAACAATTAAATCTGTGCCAGCAGTGATCTGAGGCGGTAGATTTCTATTTGCTCTTGGAGCAAATTTATTGTCTAATCGGCGCACATTATTTTTTGTAAGGTGCAAAGAAAATCCACCTTCACTCATTCCAAGAGAAGCGTAATGATGCTCTTCACAAACTTTTCTATCACCACAATTCTCTACAAATTGTATGCTTTGTCCAGATGATGAAATAACTACTTTTATTTTCTTGCTAGACAACCCAGTAGACAACTCTTGAATTGCAGCGTTATGATCAACAGAATAAGATTGACCAGTAGCCAATACACGACTTAAAGTTATTTGATTTTGTTCCTCTGCTCCGGCAGTTGAACGCAACAAGCCTTCCAAGGTGCATGCCCAAGCTTTTCTAGTTGCAGGACTTGTGGACCTCATGCCTGTTTGAATTGCGGAAACAATACTTTTTGCTTTTCTATTTTGCAGATACTTGTTTAAATCAGAAATTAAATCAGGTTCCGAAGATGGATCTTTGTCATAATTTTCCAAACGAACATCCAAGTCCATTGATTCCTGCGAATCAGGCTCAAACATATTCTTTACAATTTTTACCGTTGATTTAGGTATTCTTTTTGTTTTTGTGTCTACGCTCAAATCATCAAACTTGGAAACTATGTCGGCTATTTCCTGTACATTGGTTAGATGTTGTCCATAGTTTTCCGCATATTTTGTTTGTAGTGATCCTCTGATTGCTTGTGCCTGCGGAGTATTTGTATCGGTAAGAGTACGAGTAGCTTCTCTTGCCGAACTACTACCCATCTTAATGGCTTTCTCAGCAATATATGTTTTAATACCAACCGGAACTGCATATGCCCCAGCCCCGAGTTTTGTAACAAAATCAGCAACTTGGGTGCCACCAAAAACTGTTGTGGCTTTGGTTGCATCCATTAGAAAATTAGGAATATCTGCGTCTGATATTCCAGCATTTCTCAATCCACGAATAGCCGCCTCCTTTGTTTTAAAAACAAAACAAGCATCAGTCTTCTTTCCGTTGCTTGTATTTGTTCCTACCGTAGCAACATAATCTGCGCCTAATTTGAATGCAAATTGAGAATCCAAAACCGCAAGCGTTCTAAATAATTTCATGGTCAAAACATCGGCAAGTTTTTTCTTTTGTTCGGGGTTAACCCCACTCAATTGAGCTTGTCCTACGCTGACATTAAACACTTTTGCTAATTCTTTCAAATCGTTTAATTCTGACAGAGTTTGATCATCTACGGCAACACCTTCTCCCATGAATGCCTGTAACCCATCGAAAGCTTCCAATAATGCCAAACCACTCTTTTCCCAAGCAGCAGAGAAAATCTTAACTGCTTCTAATCTGTACATTTCTGATTGCTTGGGATTTATGTCCCGAGTGCTTATGGATTTATTTATTAGATTTCCTATGGAAAGGAAGTCTTCTCCAAATACCCCTCTGATGTTTTCTAAGTTGCCACTACCGGGAGACATCTCGGTCAATTGCATTCGTTGGATCTTAAGATCTTCTGCCTCTTGTTTTGGTACTTGATTCTCTGCCCAAGATTCAACAGCCTTGTCGTAGCTATCAATCATGTGTCTCCAGAATTGAGTATCCTTTCTAGACCCTTGCCCACCATCCCAACTAAAGGTCACTGCAAGATCTGAACTTCCCGATTTTATTCTTATGCTTCTCTTGTCCGAATACCGAGCGCCTGTGATTATATGCTTTTTTACCCAATCAAGATCTTCCATCGATGCAGTTCCATCATTAACTTTTTGACCAATATCTAGGAATTTTAATGCGGAATCAGTAATTTCTTTTTTCTGTAATACATCAAGAGGAACTCCATTTTGAGTTATGGATTCATCTAGTTTTCTTTTTAATGATTGTTCTTTGTTAGAAATAAAATAATCTTGTAAATAAGTTCCATATTGCAACCAAGGGAACTGTTTCGGTAATCCAGTTTTTGGATCCGTTATGGGTTTGCCATTCTCAAAAGCAGATTTAAAGAATTTACCAACAACCAAATTTTTGGCAGAATTAAAAACAGCACCAAGAGAATTC